CCCATGCTTCATTGATAGGTTTGTGTTGTTGTATTGTTATTTCTTTTCTATGAACTCTATCCCAATTTACTAATACCTGTTCTTCAAATATTTCATGAAGTCTGTTTAATTTATTTACATCTTCAAAGATAGATGTTGTATTAAGTTTTAAATTAGAATCTATATTTAAGTAATCTATAAGTTCATTCATTTTTACACGACTATCTAAAAAGTCTTGCATAAGATTACTTTTAAAAAGTTCTAATCTATATCTATATGAATACCATACATCTCTATTATGCCCAGTCTTAAATCCAGGAGGCTTTATATCTCCAGGATTTTCTACTCCTCCCCATGGGATAAATCTTTTAGAATGTTTTCCTATTGTTTTATAAAAATCTATAAACTTTCTTGTTAAAGGTAAGTCATTAAGTTGCCATGTTATTATATTTTTATAATCAGGATCGTTATCTGAGATAGTTGTAATATTTAACAGCCTATCTGAATCGTTTATATAACTAGGACACTTGTTCCATTTTGTACCATAGAACGGTTCCTGTTCTCCTTTTTTATATATGATATGATAGCGCATAATTGTATTTATAGTACTGCCTTTTGGACCATAAATCAAATGGCAAGTTACCAAAATGTATAAATAATTATATCGTTCATGTGTAAGTTACTTTATTTACACACGGAAGTAGGCAATTAAGCCGAAGGAACGCTTTCAATAAAAGGGAGGGTTCAAATGATATACAGAGGTATAGCATATGACACATACACACAGGAGAATATTATGTCAAAAGAAAATAAATCAGGGTTCGAAATCAGAGCCGATCTACTAAACCAAGCTCAAGGTATCCTACAGGATAACCGTTCAACAAAAATGGATTGGTACCACAATCAAGTATGCAGAGCACAAGACAACAAAGATGTTGCTTGGCCTGAATATCCACAAGAAGCTTTAGCGCCTATATCAGCACAAGATGTTATAGCTGTTGCTAAACAATTGAACGAATTCGTTAATCAAAAATAATCGTTCAGACAAAAAAACGGGCTAACATAATTAGCCCGTTTTAAATTCTATTTCTAGAAAAGATCTAAAATTACATTAAGTTAGTAACTTTAACTGATCTGTAGTACTGGTTACGGTCTGCAGTAAATGTGTCTGCATCTGTAGTTCCGTCTGACTGTACTACGAATGGGTTAGCGATCATGCCATACCTAGTTTTGAAACCAATTTTAGGTTGGAATGTGCTTGGGTCAATAGCCCTTACCATTTGTAGTGGGACATATGGACAATAGAAAATACCAGCGTCATAAGGGCTTGTGCCTTTATAACCAACTACATAGAACTGGCTAGCAGCTCCTGTGTTAGCTGAATATGGATCAATATAGACTTTATATCTACCGTTAAGCACACCAGCAAAAGTATTACCTGTGTCATCAACATTTAAGTTAGTTGATAATGCTGGAGCGTAATCTAAGATACCAGCCATAGCTAAAGCACTAGCAACATCTGATGAACAGATGATGAAGTTACCTTTACCACGCCTTGTGTCTTGTGCGATCACATTAGCGTCACGCTCGATATTGAATAAAAGACCTTTAAATCTTTCTACTGACCACCTACCGTTACTGTCAACATCTAAATCGAATGTTCCAGCTGTAGCAGTTGAGGCTGAGCCTGTTTTTGCTACTTTGTAGATTGTTCTAATAACCTCACGGTTGATTTCTGCAAGTATTTCTTGTGAAAGAATGTTACTTAGTTCTGATTCTGCATCTAAACCATGAACAGCTTTCAAATCTTGAGCAAGTTCAACTGTGTATTCTGCTTTAAGTGCTCTTGACTTAGCAGTAACAGTTGTTTTCTCGATTGAGAATGCCATTTCATTAAGTGTAGTTGAATCACCAAAACCTTCAGCAGTACTTGTAGATACACCAGCTCCTGTAGTATAAGTACCATCTACTGGATTAGCTCCAGCGTGTGTACCTGTACCTGAGAAGTCTGTGTCTGCTTCGTTAAATAAAGCCTCTGTTCCACTTTGTGAACTGTAGTGTGACTTCATTGCGAAGATAAGACCTGTTGGTCCAGACATAGGTTGTACGCCACAAACATCGTAAGCCATAAGGTTTGGAAGAGCACGTCTTACTAACGATATAAGAATTGGATCGTAGTTATCGACATTACTTCCAGTTTGGTTTGCATGTGTTGCTTCGAAAAGAGCTTCCTTCTCCTCACGGAGGGCTTTCTCTTGGTTTTCGAGAACAACAGTGGTTACCGCTTTCTTGTACGGGTCCTTGATCTCTGCAAGATCTGGATGTTCAAGAACTGGGCTCCACTTTTTCTGTAGTTCTTCTGAAAGATACATCAGTTTCTCCTTAATTTACTTTTTGTTATGTTTTATAACCTAATTATTTATAAAAATTAATTATTTAACCTTATCAAACTTAGCTGCTTGGCTGATACCTTGTACATATCTACCCATAACAGTATTGTCTGCTAAAGCTCCCTGATCAACGCTATCTTCTAGCTTGTCGCTATCATCGGCTTTCGCTTTAGGAAAATAATTTTCCTTGATAACATTAAGTTTTGAAGTGTACTTGTCTTCGTCTTCGTATGAAATACCTTCAACTAGACTAGCAAATTTTTCCACTTCAGTTTCAGCTAGATCGTCAACCACGGAACGGAAAACTTTTTCCTTTTGTAGTTGTTCTTTTTCTTCGCTGATAGTTACAGACTTACCAATCTCTTCGTCTAACTTAGATTTTAGTTCGTCTATTTGTTGCTGCTGAGAACTCAGTACATCGAATTTTTCCTCTGGAACATCAATGTAATGTTCAACGAAAACTTCCTGCATGCCTTTAATAAAGCTTTCAGTAATTTCGTTTCTTAGGCCATTCTCAATAGCCAGCTCGTTTTCTGACATCCACTGCTCTGTCACATAAGACAGATACTTGTCGATGTTTTCTACAAGTTTTTCTTTTGCTTCGTCAAAAGCCTTATTGGCTTCCTCAACAAGCTCGGATTCTATGATCTCTACTTGTTCATTGACTCTAGCCACAACACTCGCTTCAAATAATGATGCTGCTTGTGTTTTAAATTCTTCTGAAAGGTGCTCTTCGTCAGCAAAAAGATTGGCAATGTCTTCTTCAAATAAAGTTTCAGATTCTAATTCGTCTTCTGCGTCAACTTCTTCAGTCTCTTCAGCTACGACTTCCTCTTCTGCTTCATCTTCTTCGCCTTCTTCCTCGACTTCTTCCTCTGCAACCTCTTCTTCAGTAGTCTCTTCAAGAACTTCGTCTTCTGCTACTTCAGGTGTTTCTTCAAGAACTTCTTCGTCTTCGACTTCAACTTCTTCGTCTTCGCCGATAGGACCACGAACGCCTTGTGAACTTGATTGTCCAACTACTGAACGAGGATCTTCTCCATCGTTGTAGTTAGGTGCTTTACCAGCACCAGAGTTAGTAGGTCTAGGGGCGCTTCCAGCTTTTGCTGATGCTTCCTTTCCTACAGGGCTTGTTAATCCGCCTTCTGGATTGCTAGTACCGCTTAGGTCTTGCTGTTCAGGATTTGGATTTGAGCTACCTTGTAGGGGAGGTGTAGCATCGCCAACTTTCTTGTCTAGTGGACGATGAGCATCCGCCGAAGATGTAGGCAAATTAGCTTTTGAACTGCCACCTTGCATAGGCGGTGTTTGATCTCCAGCAATCTGCTCATCTATAACTGCTACGGTATCGTCTTGTAACTTACCTTCTAACAGTTCTCTGATTTTGGATTCTACTCCCATGTTACTCTCCTCTTTAGGATTATTTAAATTTTAATATAATCTAATAAACTATTTATATTTATACAGATTTCTATTATATTTTGGACAGTTTGTCTAGAAAATTGCTAAAAACAGCGATTTTAGCTTCTTCTAGGTCTTTCTGAGAAGCTTTATTAATTACTGCCTGGCTTTCTTCTATATCTTGTTCTGTCCATTTACCATTAACAAAAACCCATTCCCTTCCTTCCATAATTCCGGAAACAAAAGCGTCTGGAGCGCTAGGATCTGCAACAATATCTGCTGCTGTAGCAAGCATGAAGTCATCTTGTACTTCATTAATGCCATTTTTCTCTTTTAAAGAGCCCAATCCTCTGGAGCTAACTCCAAGTTGTGCGCCTTCGCTAATAAGTTCTTTTACAATACGCCCCATTGGCGTATCCATAATTTTGGCTTTACCAATCCAGTTGGTACCGTCTTCCTTAAGAGATGTAATCATGTGAGATACTCTATCTAAGTTTACAGTAGGACCTTCTGGGTGTCCTAACTCTCCGTAAGCTCTTTTTGTTTTAACAGATTCATTTACATATCTGTTAACTTCTCTCTGCATTATCTCTTTAGGATAAACTCTGCCATTTTTGTTCTTTAAATCTGATTGTAAGAATACACCTTCAATAAATACATTAGGTTTCTTAGGATCTTTACTCTCTTCTGTGAGATAAGATATACTTTCGTTAAATTCTTTAATTAGTCTCATTTATTTCTCCCTTATCCTAATGAACCACCGTCATAGACGCTACCTGCATCGTTAGTGTCTAATGGTGCATCTTGATGTTGTTGTGAACCATACCCAGAAACTTTAGCACAATCTACTATAACAGTTCCACCAGCTCCGCCGGCTATTACTACTTCTATATCTGATGTGTTTTCTGAGTTTTCTGCAAATCCGTAAAAGTCTAATGAACCACTTTCGTGTAGTTCAAACAATACAACGGAGTTTCTTTGCACCTTTGCGCTAGCACCGCTAGACAAAGTCCAATGTAGCCCTTTTATGTTAGCTGCTGGGGAGCTTTGCGTCTCAGTAGATTTCTTTAGCGTGGAAGCTAGAGCAATTGTTCCGGTAGCAGCAGTCCCCCTAACAGAAACAACACCCTGGACTTGGGTGAGTTTTAAATTGTTTACTGTGACTGCCATTTGTTTTCCTTTAAATTGGTTAAGTTATTATTTGTATCCGCCTTTTTTCTTATGATTCATGTGTGGACCCTCTTCGAGAACTTCCACATTAGGATCATCCACTTCAACTGTTTCTATACCGTGTTCAAACATTACTTTATACCAAGCCACTTTACCATCCAC